CGGCATTGCCGAGCTGGTCGAAGGCAACCGAGAGTTTCCAGGCACGCGCAGGGCTGGCGATGATCGACCAGGCCATGCGCAGCGTGGCGAACAGCCCGGCGACCAGGCACAGCAAAAACAGACCGGCGAGAATCGCGCGCTCTTTCATAGTGGCTTTCCTTGTGGGGTCAGATACGAAAACGCCCCGGCGTGCGGGGCGTTTAGGGGCGGAAGACGTCAGCCTTGCAAGCTGCTCGGCAGCTCGTCCCAGGTGACCGGGGTCTCGATGATTTCAGCCGCGCGGCCAGCCGCGAGCAGGCCAGCCGCTTCGAGCAGTTGCACACCCTCGGCGGTGGCCGGGTCACCGAGATCGATATGCTCGGCCGAATCCACGTCCTTCTGATAGGCGCGAATCATGGCGGCCTGGCTGCGCGCCTCAATTGGCGCGGCTGGATCGTCCAGCGCGGCCATTTCGATAGCGACTTTTTCGGCAGTGGTGAAGCGGGCGCGGAAGGCGCGGCGGGTGATGGTTGTGCCGAAGCCTGAAAACTCTGGCGCAACATAAGGCACGCCGGCCGATTCGGCGCGGTGCGTTCCGCTCTCGTAAATCAAGTTTAGCTCGCTCACAGGATCGGCCTCGCTGTGTACTGAAGGGAAATCGCTGTAGCACCAGCCGGCAGCGTTATGTACAGCTGAAGACCGCTATCGACTAAGAATGCAAATTCTGGCGAGTGCGGCGATGCGCCTGTTCCGCGCGGTGTCGGGATGCCATAGAGAACATACGCCGCACCTGAACTGCTGGCCGCATTAGTTGCGACAGCTGAGTTCCATATCGTCTGCCCATCGATCACCATTCGCACACCGATGTTTCCGCCAGGCCATGTGCCTGCGATGTTTAGCCCCAGCGCTGAAACGGCCCATTTGCCTGTCAGCGATAGGGCTTGCTGCTCGGCCGTCTGAAGTGCGAGCGATATCCCCTGGTCTTTTGTGGCGCGGCTCAATTCGGGCGCCAGTTTTGGCAGTCCGCCACCACCCTGCGCCGCCTTCAATGAAATAGGCATGCGTTAAACCTCCCAGCCCGCGCCGTTCCAGACGACGATGACTTCCGCGTTAATGTCGAAATAGAAACCGCTGTCGGTCGTGGTGCCGTGAGTCACCGTCTCGCCAGCGGCGGCACTGATAAGCACCTGCTCGACCGCGAGCGCCTTGGTGAAGCGAATCGAATCGCCCACCACCAGGCCAGCAGCGGCCGGCAGCGTCACCGGCGCGCTGGTGGTCAGGTGGTAGGCGTGGCCGGCCTTCGCCGCGAGGGCCGTGCTGACCGCTTTGCGCTGCGCGTTGGTCTGGTAGGGGTAGCGCCAGGCGAGGCCGGTGGCATCCTTGAAGGGCGCCTGCCCCACCAGCGCGTTGGGCGCGAGCGCGAAAAAGTTGTCGCTGACCCATTTGCGGCTGGCCAGCACGACCGAGGGGTCGGTCTTGAGCGTCACCGCACTGGTCGCCGAAACGAGGATCACCATGCGGATGGTTTTCGTCTCGTCGCTGCCCTGGCTCTGCACCGGCTTGTACTGCTCGGCATGGTTGCCCACGTACACGAGATCGCCGTCGGCGTCATAGAGACCGAGCTCGCGAATCGTCCAGCCGCCCACCTCGGCCGGCACGATCAGCTCGGCGACCAGCCATTGCGGGTTGTCCTGGTGCTGGTACAACTGGTTCAGCGGCGCGCGGTACACCTCGCGGCGCAGGGCCGTGTCGCCAGCCGTGGGCAGCACAAGCGCGCCGGCGCCGTCGCCGATGGCCATGTGCGTGATTTGCACCACCTGGTTGGTAGCCTTGGCATAGGCTTCCTTCGCCATGCCGATGGTGGTCGGCAGCGAGTAGATCTGATCGGTTTCGGTCATTGCGGATATACCGTGGTTTCTGAGAGCTCGACGACGCCGAGGCCGTAATACAAGCGGCCGAGCACTTCGCTGTCGGGCTCTTTGTAGGGATAAACCGTCGTAGCGCTGCCGGTGCTGACGGCGGCGCCGTAGAAGAGTCGCCCCTGCACTTCGCTGACGATGTTGATCGCGAGCAGGTCGCGCTCGGCCTTGGCATCAGCCAGGCGAGCCAGCAAGCGGCGGTGCTCGGACTCGCCGAAGGTGCCCAGCGCGCGAGCGGTAACCCGCAGCGCGTAGGGCTCACCGGCCGGCGTTTCCTTGTGCCAGGGGGTCACCTCGAACAGCAGGCCCATGGACTCGACCGCCAGCCGCAGCGCTTTGCGGGTACCGGCCAGCCGCTTGACCGACCAGGCACTCGCCACCGTGGCGCGGCGTTGCGACTCGGGCGCCGTCGGCTCCCAATCGGTCACGCCACGATCGGCCGCGAGATACGGCAGGAACGCGACAGGCGTCGCGCGCGGATCCATCAGCTCGGGAAACGGTGGCTGGATCCGCTCGAGCAACTTGCCGAAGGCCAGGTCGACGCCGATCTCGAGCAGCGAGCTATTGGCCGGCAGCAGCGTCGCGCGGGGGGCGGCTACTTCATCGCTCATAGCGTCAGCACCTCGATCTCGACGCCCTCACAGTACGGCGCCTGGTGGGCCTCGCATTCGATAGGGGCGAGCGGCTCGAGCAGCTGCAGGCGCTCCGCTCCTGCGGCGTGCAGCACGTAATCGATGCGGCTAGGGTCAACGTAGCCGGACAGGCGGTGGCGCTCGCTGGCGTAGGCCTGCAGGGCCTGCTCGGCTTGGGCCTTGGTCAGCTGTGCGTCAGGGCCGGGGCTGATATAGAGCACCGCGCGGATCTGGTAGCGCACGAGCTCAGCGGAGCGAACGGTGACAAGATCCGTCTCCGGCCGCACGTCATCACGCGCAAAATGCGCGCGCACCGCGTCGAGCAGCTCCGCCGATGGCGTGCCGTCATCCGCACGAGCCAGCACCGTGACCGCGACCTCGCCGGGGGCGGTCTGGCGACCGTTGGCGTCCTTGATCTGCGCGGCGTAGCCGTCGGGGGCGAAGGTGTAGGTGACGACCAGCTGGCCGGCGGCATTCGATTCGACCGTTACCTGCGCACGCTCGCCGAGGGTCATGGCCTCGCGGCGGTACTGCAGGCGCGAGCCGGCGGCCGGGGCGTGCGGGGCGAGGTAGTAGCGGATCCGCGCCTCGTCGTCAGACTCGAGCTCGGCCGGTACCGGCGGGAAGGCGTTCGGATTGCCCTGTCTGATGACTCGGCGCTCGAGGCCCATATCGGCGAGGCGGGCGTCGAGGTTCGATCCCTTGGCCCACCATGCCAGCATCTGCTTGATGCGGGCGTTGTATTTGCGCTCGTGGCCCTGCAGGCGCAGCGCAAAGGCCTGCAGCATCATGGCGAGCAGGTCGCTGTCGTTCTCGAGGGCCTCCGCGAGGCGAGCGGCCTTTTCAGGGTCGCGGGCGCCGACGTAGGCCAGCACCTCGGCCTTGAACTCGGCGAGCAGTACCTCGAAGGTTTCGACCTTGACGATCTCGGGCTCGGCCAGCTGGTTGAGCCCCGGAATAAGCATGCTCACGTGACCACCTCAAACGTCATTTTTCGGTTGTGCCAGGTACCGGCCAGGCGCAGCCGCAGGCCGGCGCCCTCGCGGGTGGCGACGATCGCCTCCGGCACGAACTCGCCGAGGCCGTTCGCCTCGTTGTAAAAGGCCTCGGCCGCGTCGGCCTGCGCGAGGATCAGCAAACGATCGCCGAGGTTCTTGCCCAGCCGAGTGACCAGGCGGCAACCGTACAGCGGGCGCTTCTGGCGGGTGCCGAGCGGGGTTGTCAGGGCGCGGGTCGCGCGCTGCACGAAGGCGGGCCAGTCGTCGACGGTGGCGCCGGTGTCGCGGTCGATGCCGATCATTCAGGTACCCCGCCAGTGCTCGGGCCGCCCGAGTTCAGGTGCTTGTGATCCTTGCCGATGTTCTTGCCGTCGTGATCGACGAGCGGGCCGACCAGGTGCACGCCGCTGGCATCGATGCGGAGGCCGGAGCCATTGCTCAGCAGCTCGATGCCGTGGCGGTCGTGTTTGATCGAAGTCGGGCCGTTCTCCCAGGCCTGCGCATGGGCGGCGTGGTCATAGGTGCTTTCCGCGCCGTCGGGATAGGTGCGCCGGTGCAGCTCGCCGCGATCGGAGACCGGCGGGAAGGCGCCCGAAGGGATGCCCGTCAGGGCCACGCTTTGCGCGCTGCCATCACCGGCGCCGAAGTTGATCAGCAGGCATTGCTCGCCAGTGCTCGGGTGGCGCGTCTCGCTGACCTCGCCGGCGCTGGGGTTGAAGTAGCGGATCCACGGCGACAGCAGCTCGCCATGGCTCACCCGGCAGCGCCCAGCCGCCGGATCCACGGCGGCCACGGTGCCGATGCGGTTGTGATTCTCGGCGCGCCGGCGCAAGTCTTCGATTTCCGTCTCGAGTTCGGCCAGACGCTCGATCAGCGGCGCCAGGTGGACCCGCAGAATGGCGTCGAACATCGTTACACCTCGAGCGGTTCGTAGTTCGCCGGATCGTCAGGATCCACCCGCCAGGTGAAGGCCACGAGCGGGGCGGTGTTGAGGGTCGGCTCGGGCTCGACCTCGCCGATCGCCAGGCGCTGCCGGAAGGTGACGCCCCAGGCGTCGTATCCGTCGGCGCCTCGCTGGAATATCGAGGGGCCGCTGTGCAGATCCTCGGGGTAGTTGCACTGGCGCCCGTGGAAGCCCCAACGGTTGCAGTCGGCCAGCCGCTCGAGGGCGGTCGCGAGGTTGATCGCCTCGAGGTTGGCGTACTGGCGCCACCGGGCCACGACCGCGTGCAGGGTGACGGTGACGTCGTGCACGTAGCGCCCATCGTTGTGCCGGGTGGCCGGGGTGGTGCGCTCGAGCTCGATCAGCACGGTGGCATCGCCAACCTTGCCGTCGAACTCCTCGTAGTTGGCCACGCTGACGCCCAGCCCAGCAGCGTGGACGGCGTCACCGATGGCGAAGAACAGGTCGGACAGCTGATTAAGCGGCCTCGAGGACATAACGGGCCTCCTGCTCGAACAGTTCCATGAATCGATTGGTGGCGCGGCGCTCCCAGCGCTCGAGGGCGCCGAGGCCTTCGCCTTCCCAATCTTCGGTCACCTTCTCGATCGGCAGGCGCTCGCGGCCCTTGCGCCGGAAAACCAGGCGCTGCGTCGATCGCATCGGTGATATGAAGGCGGCGTCGTATTGGCGATGGCCGACCGCGACGCCGGTCGGGGTCTGCTTGGGCGTGCCCAGGTAATGCACGCTGATCGGTTGCAGACCGACCCACAGCTTCACCTCATTGGCGGTGGATCGGCTGTGGATCTGGTAACGGTGGCGGATGGGGCTTTGCGTGATGCGCAGCTCGCGGGAGATCTCCCGCGAACTGTGCGTGCGCAGCCACAGCGCCGTTTTGCGCAAGGCGCGGGCGGCGGCCAGGTCGAGGCGGCGCGGCATATCGGCGATGGCCTTGTCGACCGACGCCCAGCCGTCCACCTCGAAGTTCAGCTCGAAGCCTGCCATCTGCCCCGCTCCCCTGCAGGTGCTGCTCGGTTGCCATACGGCACGAGGGTTAACAGCGAGCGCAGGCGCCCGAGCGGCTCGACGTTGCCGACGGAATACTCGACCCCGTCGACGACGATCTTCGCCGTCCGGTCCTGCGGCACCGCCGCGGTGGCCATCTGCAGCAGCGCCTGGTCGGGTTTCACCCGCAGGTTTGCCGCGTTCGGATCCACGCCCGAGCGGTACTGCCGACCCGAACGGGCCGGCGCACCCAGCATGCCGTTGACCGTGCGCGCCTCCCGCCCCGACTCGATCACCTGCACGGTGCAGCCGAACTCGTCGGGGTCGTAGAGCGCGTCGAGGTCGTCGGCGCCGATCACTTCTTGCCGGCCTTGGCGTCGGTGGCGGCCGGCTCAGCGCCTGCAGCCTTGACCTTTTCCAGCTCTGCCACTTCGGCGGTCAGTGCGTCGCGGCGCTTGCCGAGCTCCTCGAGGTCGCTTTCCAGCGCCTTGAGATCACCGGCCAGTTCGTTCTTGCGATCCTGCAGGCGCTCGATTTCGGCCTCGAGAGCGGTGCGTTGCTCGTCCAGGGCGTCGAGGCCGTCGTCGCCCTGCTCGGCGCGATAGGCGGCGACCTCCTCGTCGGTAGCGTCGCGGGCCAGCTTCGAGCCGATCCAGTCATTGCGCAGCGCGCGGTCGACCTCGAGCGTGGTTTCGGCCGGCACAAACTCGCCGACCACGCTCAGGCCGAGCAGCGTCACCACGATGTAACTCGTGGGCAGTTGCTTGCTCATGGGGTTGGTTCCTTGTGATGCGGTCAAAATCGGGGGCCGGAGCCCCCTACCTGCCCGCTTTCAGGTTCGTTAAACCGCTGCTGCCTTGTTGGCGATGCAGAAGGCCTCTTTACGGCGCACGCCGGCGTCGACGTCTTGGAACACGCGCAGCATCAGACCGTCGCTGCCGGCCAGCGCATACGGGTCGGGCTTGAGATCCAGCACGCCCCACATGCCGAGGATCAGCTGCGAGAAGTCGCCGTAGACCCACTTATCGGCCGGCATCTGGTTGGTCGCTTCGGCGCGGTAGCCGTTGACCTCGTTTTCCTTGCCCCAGATGCGCTCGCCGGTGCCTTCGAAGGCTTGCTTTTTCTTCGCCGCGCCTCGCTGCGTGACGCTGGTCAAATAGGCCAGCGAGCCGGTGTCGACGTTGAAGGTGGCCGCCTTGGTTTCCATGTCGACGACCGACGCCCAATCGATCCCGGTCGCCGGGTACTCGATGGTCGGCACGCCCGTCAGGTTGAGCAGGCCGGTGATCTGGTTGTTGAGGCCGGTGCCTTCCAGCAACGCCAGGTCGATGGCCACGCCCATGCCGTCGACCAGGTCGCTGATGATCAGCGATTCGATCGAGCGGGCCGCTTGCTTGCGCAGCTTGCGGGTGACCGGGATCGCGCCGGCGATGGTCTTCGGCGACAGCGGGATGGTGGTCAGGTCGAAGTCGCTCGCGGTGACGTTCTCGCCCTCGGCCAGCCAGTAGAAATTGGCGCCGTTGACCTTCTTCGGAATGTCCAGGTCGCCCACCAGGCCGCCCAGCATGCGCATGCCCAGCTTAGCCATTACGGTGCGGTTGCGCAGGATGTCGATGAACTGGTCGAGGCGCAGGTCGGTGGCCACCAGCTCGCCGCCTTTGCCGGCCTCGCCCTTGCTCATGCCGCGTTTGTAGCCCGCGAGCAGCAGGTCGTGCGGCACGTAGAAGCCGCGCGCCTCCTTCTTTAGGTGGTCGGACAGGGCAATGCTGACCTCGCGCTCGAGGCCGGCCTTGCTCCAATCGCCATCAGCGGCGGCGTTCAGAGCGCGCATGAGCGAATACTCGCCCATCTCCCTTTCGGTCAGGCCCATGGCGCGAGCCGATACGTCCTGCGTGAATTTCGGCAGCTCGCGGGCGCCTGGCTGCGCCGGCGGGGTGCTGATCGCGGCAGGCTTGTGGCGCTCGAGCAGCTGCGCGCGCAACTGGTCAACCGAGTGACCGGCGGTGATGGCTTCGGACGCCAGCGCGCGGTGCGCCGGGAACTGATCGCCGAGGGCCATCAGGTCGGCCACGCGCTGACGCTCGAGGGCTACCGGGTCGGTGCCGTTGGTGGTGGTGGCGGTCGGATTGGTGCGCTGACCGTCGTTCGGATCGTTCGGCTGGGGCATTTCGATACCTCGAATGGTGATGGTGTGAGAGGGTGTTTCAGGGGCGGAACGCCCTACCCCGACGGTCGGGTCGGCAGGGATAGAAACGCTGGAAACCTCGTAGGGCTCCCAGCGGGTGACGCGGTAGTGATCGAGGCCGTTTTCGCTGCGCTCGAGGACCATTTCGACGGGGATGTAGCCGACCGAGATATTTCGGCGGATGCCGTCGATCACGTCCTGCCAGATCTCCTCTGCGCGTTCGCTTCGCGAGAAGCGGATCCGCGCGCGCAACTTGCGATCGCTGTCGAGCCAGGCATCTTCGACGACGCCGATCTGCCCGTTCCAGCTGTTGTGCTGCAGCAGGAAGGGCGCGCCGGCGCGCAAGCGGGTCAGATCGACCGCCTCGTCGGAGTGGTCGAGCACTTCCATGCCGAACCACCGGCGCACCGGGTATTCGCTGGAAACCGCGACCTCGACGGTGCGGGCCTCCTTGTCGATGGTCGACAGATCGACGGCGAGCGAGCGCTGCAGCTGCTTGCCCTCGATCTGCCGCAGAACGGGCGCCGGGGCGCCGCTAGTCGTCGTCGGCGCCGTCGGGTTTGGCATCGTCGGGTTCCTCGGTTGGTTGGGGTTCAGCGAGCAGACCCAGCTCGCGCAGGCGCTCGGCCTCGTCGGCCAGCTCGGCGAAAATCTCGTCGGGGTCGTCGCCATTGGCGCGGATATACGAGCTGCGCGATTTGGTGCGGTTGCTGATCGACTCGGTGGCCGCCTTGCTGTCTTTCAGCGGGTCGACCCAATCCCAGCCGCGTGGCTGCCAGACTTGCTCGCTGCAGCGGGCCAGATCCCGGGGAGGGATCTGCAAAGCACCCTTGAGCAGGGCGCACTCGAACCAAGTTTCGCCGAGGCGCTCGAGCAGCTCGCTGATAACCAGCTCCTGCACGCACTTGTAGAAGTCGCGCTCGTCGAGCGTGCCGTCGCGCAGGCTCGAAAAACTCACGTTCTCGAGGTCGTTCGAGATTCGGTTGTAGCTCGGCCCCAGGCCACCGGAGGCGCTGCGCAGGGTGTCTTTGACAAAGGGGCCGAAGTCGCTCCCGGGCGTGTTGTGGTTGAGTTCGCGGTACTTGTAGCCGTAGGGCAGCGCCCGGGCGGTACCGGCCTCGACCTCCTCGTAGATCGCGCCGACGTCGTCTTCGTCTTCGTTGGGCGGGTCGAGCCACTCGGCGTCGGGCTCATAGAAGCCGGTGATCTTGGCCGCATGCTCGGCCTTGATCCGCGTCGCCTGGCGAAACTCCTCGAGGTGGTGCAGATCCAGCGCGGCGGCATGGGTCCAGGTGAAGCCGCGCGCCTGGTGCGGGCGCCACGGGTCGAAGCTATGGATCAGCTCGTCGGCCGGGATCCGCTCGTACTTCTCCTCGACCGGGCCGTGATAGACGTCGCCGGGGTGGTACTTGAGCAGCCAGTAGGCGACCGGGCGCTCCCAGGCGTCGAGCTCGACGCCCATGCGGATGCGGTTGCCGTTGTCGAGCTCCTGGTTAAGGTTGAGATCCAGCCGATCGGCCTCGAGGATCTGCACCGCGAAGCCCCAACGGTTCGGCCAGTTGCGCAGCAGGCGCACGAGCACCTCGCCGTCGCGGGCCAGGGTCTCGATCCAGAGCCAGGAAAACGAAACGAAACTGTAGCGGCCGGTAACGTCGAAAACGCCCTTGCGGCAGAACTTGGCCCACTCCTTCTCGATCAGCCGGCGGGTGATGCGGTCGGGCTTGCCATCGGGTAGCACGGCCTTTGACTGCAGGCGGATGCCGTAGGGGCCGATGACGTTCTGCCGCAGCAGGCGATAGAAGCGCTTGAGCGGCGAGGCGTTGATCGACTGCTCGCGGGCGCGCTGGCGCAGCGTCTCGTGGTCGCCGTAGATCAGCTGGTTGGCATCGGCGCCACTCGAGCGGCGCGACCAGGCCTTCGTCAGCCCGCCACCGCTGGCCATCTTGAAGCCTCTACGGCCGACGGTCGGCTCCCGCCGTGCGGTGCTGGCATCGGCGGCAGGCGTGCGCCCGCCACCCCAGCCCAGGCGCGCCATTAGGCGGCTTAGCGGGTTCATAGGCTTACCTCAGAATGAATTTCACCGGGCGGCCGAGTGGCCATCGGCGGTTGCGCTCGCGCGCCGACTCGCGGCGGTACTGCAGGCGCAGCTCGTTGAGCCGCTCGATCGGGATCCGGTCAAGGCGCTGGCCGTCGATCTCGTAGCTCTGCTGATCCTTGGGGATCCGCTTCTCGAGCGCGGCCTCGATCAGGGCGAGCATGCGCTGCGCGTGGCTGCGCACGTCGCTCGGCTCGGCCGTGGCGAGGTTCGGGTCGACCTGCAGCGTGCCCTTGGCCACCGTCAGGCGCTCGTCGCCCTTGGCGGCCAGCG